ACTCCAGCAACTTTTGCAAACGGAACAACAATTACATTCAATGATGTTGGTGATAGTGTACTCTTAGTATACAATACAACTGGTGGATGGGCAGCTGTATCTAATGTTGGATGCACAATCGCATAAGGGGTAAACAATGGCAATTGATACTATTGGTACAAACGCAATTACAAATGACGCCGTGAATGCTGCAAAGATTGCCGCCGGTGCAGTTGATGCCGATATTACAGCAATTCCAGACGATTCGGTAACAACTGCAAAGATTGCAGCTGGTGCTGTTGGTAATACAGAGGTTGCATCTGGTATCTCTGCATCAAAATTAACTGCTGGTAACTTACCATCAGCACAGATGCCTAGTGGTAGTGTAATCCAGTGTGTTACCGACACCAGAACTGTAGGTAACACTGGCTCTGGTGCCGACATCACAGATTTAACCATTAGTGTAGTTGGGGGTTATAGTTCTGCTACTCAAATACAGTCTCTGAATATCACTCCATTGTTTTCAAACTCAAAAATTCTTGTTCAATGGTCGGGGCAAATGAGAATGAACAGTTCAGGCGCTGGTGGTATTCAAATGTTTTTTGGTAAGGATAGCTCAAATTTAATGACATCAGGCGGCAATGCGGATGCGGCAATTTTTATGTACAACCAAGCGACAATGCAGAGTTATTACCAAGCTCAAGCCGCACAGTTTTCTTTTATCGCAGGGCAAACTACGCAGATGACGTTAGATGTACGCATGAGTTCTTACAATTCTAATGCGCCCATTCTTCTTTCACACGATGGGCTTGAATGTCTTACAGCATGGGAGATTGCACAGTAAGAGAGTTTCAACCCACTTTAACAGTATGAATAAATAAGATTATAGGAAAAAACAATGGCAGCAATTATCACAGAAAAATTTAGACAGTCTAGTGCCACAGCCTTTAAGGATTCATTTGGCACAGACAAGTATTATATGTTCGTAGGTAAATCACAACCTTGGACATCTGAGGGTGCGACTTCTGATAGTCTTCCCCCAGCACCTGTTGATAGTGTTGCACCAGAATCGTATTATTGGGATGATATGCTTGCTGCAAAATTAATTGGTACAACCAATACAACTTTTGCAATACCTCGTAGGGATTATGCAACATCATCTGCATTTGATATGTATCGTCACGATGTATCTGGTGGAACAACTACAGGTTCATACCCATCAAAAACAACAACATCAAGTGGTTCAACTTCAGTATATGATTCTACTTACTACTTCATGACTTCGGCAAATCGTGTATACAAAGTATTATACAATGGTGACCCTGTTCAAACTGGTGCATCAAACATCTCTGGTGCAGAACCGACTTCTGAACAGACAGGCCCATTCTGGCACGATGCAAATTATTACTTAAAGTTTATGTACTCTCTGACAACTTCAGAAGTTCAGAACTTCTTAACCACAGACTTTATGCCTGTCTCAACGACAGCAAACTCTGCGGCGAACCGTCCTATCCAAGTTGTTATGGTAACAAGTGGTGGTTCATCATATCCAAATGGTACGTTCTATACTAAGGTTCGTGGTGATGGTACGACAACTGCAATCATTAAACTGGTTGTATCTGGTGGTGCAATCCAAGAGTTTGGTAATGGTTCATCATTTACAAGTATGCAAAATGCTGGTGTGGGATATTCCTTCGCAGTAGTAGACTTGACAGGAACAAACATTTATACAGATACAAATGCATCAACATTAATTTCTGGTTCAACTTTGACATCTTGGAATAATGCGACTGCCGGTACAATCACTCCTATCATCGAACCTGCTGGTGGACATGGTACAAATGACATTGCAGAACTTGGTGGTCACTATGTTATGGTTCAAGGAAAGTTTGAACCTTCTGATTCAGATGCAACACAAGTAAACGATTTTAGAAGAGTTGGTATTTTAAAGAACCCAAACGCTGGTGGTTCTGCGGCCTCTGTCGCAACAGCAAGAACTACCAATGCATTAAAAATCGCTGGTACAATTAGTACCAATTATCAAGCAGACGAACTCATTACACAGGCAACAACTGGTGCCCAAGGTCGTGTAATTGAGTGGGATGCAACTAACAAAATTCTGTACTATGTTCAAGAAAAGTATACTTCGTATGGACTTGATACCAATAAAAACTTAACTGCGTTCTCTACGAATGCAGCAGTTGTCGGTGGGTCATCAAGTGCAAGTTATAGTGTAGATACAGGTCACTCTGCAACAACTAATGGTGTCGTATTCGTAAGTGGATATGCAACACCAGAACTTGACAGAGACAGTGGTGAAGTAATCTATGTAGAAAACAGAAGGGCAATTTCAAGAGCAACAGACCAAACAGAAGATATTAAAGTAGTAGTGGAATACTAAGATATGCAAAAAACTGATTTGAATGTGTCACCGTACTACGATGACTTTGACACCACAGACAACTTCCATCGTGTTCTCTTTCGTCCAGGCTTCGCCGTACAGGCAAGAGAGTTAACTCAACTTCAGTCCATACTGCAAAACCAAATTGAAAAGTTTGGTACGCATATGTTCAAAGAAGGTGCAATGGTAATTCCAGGCCAATCTGGTTTTACTGATGAATACTATGCTGTCAAATTACAATCTACATTCAATTCAAATCCTGTTTCTGGTTATGCTTCAGATTATATCGGTAAGACAATTACTGGTGCAACCTCTGGTGTAAAAGCAACAGTAATCGGTTTCGATGTCGCAACAACTACTGACCCACTTACACTTTATGTAAAGTATACTCAAACTGGTACGGACAATGTTTCAACAACATTCTCTGACAATGAACAGATTCAGGCAAACGGTGTTGTTGGTGGTATCACTGCAAACTCATCATCTGCACAACTACAGGCCTCTAGTGCGACTGCAACTGGTTCTTCTGCAAACGTGGAAGAGGGCGTGTACTTTGTTCGTGGTCAGTTTGTTCGTGTCGCCTCACAAAGAATTGTTCTTGACAAATATAATAACACTCCATCATATCGTATTGGTCTTTCGATTTCAGAAACATTAATTACCCCAGAAACGGATACGTCACTTCTTGACAATGCGGCTGGGTCAACAAACGTAAATGCAAAGGGTGCCCACAGATTAAAGGTAACTCTTACTCTTTCTAAACTCCCACTTGGTTCTGCCGAGGATGAAGACTTCATCGAAATCCTTCGTGTCAAGAATGGTGTCATTGAAGAGATTACAAGAAACACAGAATATTCTGTCTTAGGGGATACACTTGCAAGAAGAACGTATGACGAATCTGGTGATTACTCTGTACGTCCTTTTGGTATTGACATTCGTGAATCTCTTGACGATGGTTTAAATGAAGGTGTCTATGCGGCTGGTGTAACAACTGACGATGGTGCAAATACATCTGAAGGTTTGATGGCGGTTCAAGTATCGCCGGGCAAAGCGTATGTTCGTGGTTATGAAGTAGAGACTGCTGCACCAACTTTTATTGATGTTGCGAAACCAAGAACTTCTGAAGAATTTAAGGGTGCGATTACTCCTGCCGAGGTAGGAAACTTTACAAAGGTTACCAAGGTTCATGGTACACCAGACCTTTCACCATTTATTACTGGTGAAGTTACTGAACCATATAAACAAATTTCATTAAGGGATGTTGCAACTGCAACAAGAGGTCAGGCCGCTGGTTTAGAAATTGGTGTTGCAAGAGCAAGAGCATTTGAACACCGTTCTGGTACAGACGGTACTAGTGACCCATTGGTTGCAAGTGCATCTGCTGCCACTGCACAATTTAATCTTTATCTCTTTGACATTCGTATGACAACTAAGATTACAATGTCTGGTATTCCATCTGGTGGTACTACAATCGGCGCAAAGGTTACTGGTGCAACGTCTGGTGCAAGTGGATTTATTCATGCGGCCTCAAATACGGTTATCGAATTAATCAATGTTGTTGGTTCTTTCAATACTGGTGAAAAACTTATTTCAACTTCATCTACTGAAACTGATGAAATTTTAGAGAACAGTTCAAATGCAGATTTGACAATCTCTGCTGTTGTCACAAATACTTTTGATAAAGTCAAACAAGTATTCATGGACGATGCAGATAGTGGTCAAGATTTTACTGCCGATACAGTTCTTGATACATCGTTCTCACTAAGTGGTACGGTTTCAACTGCTGGTTCTGGTACAACTGTTTCTGGTTTTGGAACTAAGTTCGTAACTGAACTTCGTGTGGGTGATGTTATCAATATTGCTGGTGTTGGTGATAGGATTGTTTCTTCCATCACTGATGATGATACTCTTGCGGTTTCTGTTGCGCCCGGCACTGCAACAACAACTGTGCCTGCAACAAGAAAACGTGTAAATCTTCAAGACCAAAACAAAAACCTTCTTCTCAGAAAATTGAGAAAGAATAATATTAAGACATTAAAAACTGATACCAACAGTAATACATCTGTTACTTCTGCAACTTTCCGTAGACAGTTTGTGATTAACTCCACATCTGGTGGACAGTTAATTATGACCGCAGATTCAAATGAAACTTTTTCAGCCAAATCAAATACAGATTTTGTTGTTTCGGTTCTGGATGATAATGGTTCTGGTGCAATTGCAAAGGGTGACCTTATTAACTTGAATTCATCAAACACAACATTCAATGCATCTGGCAATACACTTACTATTACAAATACTAATGCACTTCCTATCGCAAACATCAAGTGTAAAGTTACAACAACAGTTACAAGAACTGCGTCTGCCGAAATTCCAAAGACAGCACAACTTGCATCTGTCTGTGTTGTAGATAATGATGGTGTTGCTGGTGGTGCCGCATATGGTACATCTGCACATCACAAAGATATCTCTCTTGGTGTTGCAGACGCATATAAACTCTGGGCAGTCTTTGACTCAGAAAACGCATCGGCCGATGCAATTCTTCCACAGTTTACATTCACTGGTTTGAGTGGTGTCTTCACCAAAGGTGAGGTTATCGTTGGTGGAACTTCTGGTGCAAGAGCAATTGCAATCCCTGGCGCCAGTGTCCTTTGTCACATTGTACAGAACAATAAAGAATTTCTTGCAGGCGAAACTGTAACAGGACAGTCATCAAATGCACAATGTACTATTGATACATTGACTGATGGTTCTAAAAATATTACTGAACGATTTACTCTTGACACTGGACAAAGAGACAACTTCTATGATATTGCAAGGATTGTAAGAAAGGGTAATGCGGTTACTCCTACTGGTAGAATTCTAGTAGTTTACAATTACTTTGAACATGGTGCTGGTGACTTCTTCACAGTTGATTCATATAGTGTTGACTATAAAGAAATCCCAACATACACTGCAACAAGAGTTGACCCAGAGGTTCGTGAACCTTCTGGTGAATTTGACCTAAGAAACTCAATCGACTTTAGACCAAGAGTTGCCGATGCAACTATGACTTCTGCAACAAGTGGTCAAGGTATCGCAACCAAGAAGGTTACATCTATGTCCTTCAACTTTGGTTCACGTTCATTCACTGGTACTGGTGGTCATAACACTCTCGTACCAAAAGATAATTCAAATATCGGATATGATTTTGAGTTTTTCCTTGCCCGTGTAGATACACTCTTCTTAACATCTGAAGGTGAATTTAAGGTTGCATCTGGTACTCCAGCAGAAGACCCAGACGCACCGAAACCAGTTGAGAATGCAATGAAACTTGCAGAGTTAACATTCCCAGCATATATGTTAGACATTGATGATGCAAAACTTACTAAAGAAGATAATCGCAGATATACAATGCGTGATATCGGTCAACTTGAACAACGTATTGAGAATGTAGAATATTACACTGCACTAAACTTATTAGAACAAGAGGCCCAGTCACTTGAGGTTTTAGACGCAAATGGTCTGAATAGATTTAAGTCTGGTTTCCTTGTAGACAATTTTAAAGGTCACTCTACTGGTGACGTTCAACATCCAGACTATAGAAACTCTATGGACATGGAACTTGGTGAACTTCGCCCACAGTATAAGATGAAGGGTATTACTCTTTCGGAAGAAAACACTACTGATGCACAGAGAACTAATAACAACTATCGTAAGACTGGCGATGTAGTAACACTTCCATACACAGATATTGTTGCGGTTCAACAACCATATGCAACTAGAATTGAAAACCTTAATCCTGTTCTAAACTTTACTTGGACAGGTATCTGTAAACTTTCCCCATCTGGTGATGAGTGGTTTGAGACAGAAAGAGCGCCTGCGTTGGTTATCAACCGTGAAGGTAACTTCGATACCGTCTTTGCACAGAACAGAAATGCAATCGGTACGGTTTGGAACGCATGGCAAACTCAGTGGTCTGGTACAACTACTACAACAGGTGGTAGACGTAGAGAACATAGATTTATTAACCTTGGTCAGCCTAGAGGTCGTGCGGTTCTTCAAAGAACAACCACAACTACGACTACTAGACAGACAAGACAAGGTATCAACACAAGAGTTGTTCCTCGTATTGACAGAGAGTCACAAGGTGATAGAGTAGTTTCAAGAGCACTTATTCCTTTCATTCGTGCAAGAAATGTTTCGTTTGATGTTACTGGAATGAAACCTCTTATGAGAGTTTATCCTTTCTTTGATAAACAAAACGTATCGCAATATGTTACACCAACAGGTGGTTCACTTGGTGGTAATCTTGTGACAACTGCAAACGGCTCTGTATCTGGTGTGTTTGCAATTCCTAATCCAAACACAAGAGGTAATCCAAGATTTAGAACTGGTGAAAGAGTGTTTAGACTTACATCGTCTTCTACAAACTCGACTAACCCAGAACCAGAATCATTCGCACAGGCAACTTACTCTGCAACTGGTATCTTGACAACCGTTCAAGAGACAGTCATTGCAACTAGAAACGCAGACGTTATTAGAACATCTGTGAGAGACAACAGGACAACAACCAACACATCTACTAGAGATGCAGTCGTTGGTTGGTGGGACCCTTTAGCACAATCCATTATGCCTCAGGCAGAAGGTGGTGAATATCTTACTAAAGTTGACGTATTCTTCTCTGGTAAAGATGAAAGTATACCTGTTACCTGTCAAATTCGTGAGATGGTAAATGGTTATCCAACCACAAAGGTTCTTCCTTTCGGTTCAAAAACTCTTTTGCCCGCAGCTGTTAATACATCAAGTAATGCAACTTCGGCCACAACCTTTGTGTTCGACTCACCTGTCTATGTCAAGAACGGTGTAGAAGTTGCAATCGTCTTACAAACGGATTCAGACAAATACTTCGCATGGATTTCAAGAATGGGTGAAAAAGATGTGGGCGGTTCTCGTATGGTTTCAGAACAACCGTATCTTGGTGTTCTCTTTAAATCACAGAACAACTCTACTTGGACTGCATATGACTTTGAAGACTTGAAGTTCACATTGTATCGTGCATCTTTCAGTACAAATGTAAATGGTAAGGTCACACTTGTAAATGATGCGTTACCTTCTAAAACTCTTGAAAGAGATGCATTACAATTCTTTGCATCCTCTACAAACATTAAGGTTACTCATCGTGACCACCATATGTACGATGTTGATAGTAATGTCACAATCTCTGGTGTAAGTTCTGGAATTACAACCACACTGAATGGTGCAATTTCAAATAGTGCAACATCTTTAACCCTTGCAAGTGTATCTCTGTTCCCATCAAGTGCAACTTCTGGAAGTATTCACTTGAAGATTGGTGATGAGATTATGACAGGTACAATTTCTGGTACAGGTGTTTCTTCTCTTACCAGAGGTGCAGACAGTACAACTGCGGCGGCCCATAGTAGTGGTGCAACAGTTGAATTGTATCAAATCAATAACGTACCTTTAACAGAGATTAACAAAACACATACTTCTATTACAAATCCAGCGCTTGACTATTATGTTATCAGTACAACTACACAATCTGATACTGCAAGTACAAGTGGTGGTGGTAATATTGTCGCAACTGAAAACGCAATGATGGATGGTGTACAAACACTTGTTCCAATTATTGAACATCCAAATACACAAGTTACTGGTGAAATTCGTGCAACAACTGGTACATCACCAAGTGGTTCACAGACATCTTATAGCACTGCGGCCTTAACTCCTCAGAATGCAGAAATTATTACCCTTGGAGAAAACTATTACTTTAACAATCCTAAACTGATTGCATCTTCTATCAACGAAACAAATGAACTTGCTGGTAGTAAGTCAATGTTCTTAGACTTGACAATGCAATCTACTGTAGAGAACTTGTCTCCTGTAATTGACTTGGATAAGAAGACTGTAGTTGCATTTACCAACCGTCTTGATAATATCGACAGTTCTAGTGCAGTGTTCCCAACTTCTGATTATGTCGCTCCGACAGAACCAGATGGGGATAGTAACGAGGCAATCTATTGTACTAAGAGAGTTACACTGCAAAATCCGGCAACCGCATTGAGAGTTCTTCACAGTGCAGTAAGATTCGCTGGTGCAGAAATTCAAGTCATGTATAAGATACTTCGTTCAGACGATGCATCCGACTTCGATGAAATCGGTTGGAGATACTTTAACACAAGTGGCGGGCCAGATATCTCTGTCAATGAATCTACAACAAATGATGACTTTATTGAATACGAGTACACACAGAATGACCTTGAAGAGTTTATCGCATTCGCAATCAAGATTAGAATGCAAGGGGTCAACTCTTCTGAACCACCAAGGATAAAGGACTTGCGAGCAATCGCATTGGCGACCTAATGAGTGACTATTTAAAAGTAGAAGGACACGAACACCTTGTCAGAGACATGGGTTCTAAGGCAATTGTTAACACAAACGTATTTGCATATAGGGCCGCAATCGAAAGGTCAAAGAACGCACAAAAACAAAAAGATGAATTAAGGGATGCGACAAGAGAGATAAATACTTTAAAGTCAGAAATGCATGAGATAAAAAGTCTCTTGTTGCAGATGGTAGAAAAAGATGGCAGATAGAAACGCACCAGCATCCTTCACTTTTGAAGAGTGGAGAGTAGAATTTAACGAACTCGCAACTGATGTTGGTGACATCGCTAATGTTACTGGTGCATCTGGAATTATCGCATCTGCTACAGATGTGGTAGAAGCAATCACATTATTGAACACAGCAGTTGGTAACACTGATTTAGATTTTACTGCTGATAGTGGTTCTGCTGGTTCTGTAAGTGAGAGTGAATCTCTTGACTTTCAAGGAACTGCAAATCAAATAACAACGACAAGTGATGGTAATAACCAAGTCACTTTTGCACTTGCAAACACTATCAATGTCGGAACAGGTTTTACAAACAGTGGAATGACAGGAACATTAACATTTCCAACAATTGGTGGAGTAATATCTACTGAAGGATTTGGTATTGCTCTTGCCGTTGCATTAGGATAACAGGAAGGTAAAAATGGCAAACAATTTCGTAAACAGTTTTGCAAGTATTGTGACTGCTGGTGAGTTCTATCAGTCGGATGCGTCAGATACTTCAACTGGGCCGCAAACAGTTTATACTGCGAACAACGGTTCAAGTGGAGTCAATTCGATTCTCATCGAACTGGACGCAGCGAACACTGGAACTTCTGGTATCACGGTATCTGCATTTATTCAAGATACAAGTGCGACACTAGGAACAGTTTCTAGTATTGCATCTTCTTCAGACGTTGCAACCGTAACAACTGCATCTGCACACGGACTAAAGGTCGGTATGTATGTGAATGTTACAGGTTCATCAACAAACTTTGTGAATGGTGTGTACAAGGTAGCATCCGTACCAAGTGCAACAACATTTACATACGCACAAAACTCTGGTGCGGCAGACGGTTCTGCTGGTGGAACAATCTTAATTTACAAGGCGTATCACATTGTAAAAGATGCTCCTATCCCTGCCAGTGCTACTTTGAAAGTGGTTGCTGGACAGAAGGTTGTTCTAAACTCAAACGATAAGGTAATCGCATACGCAAGTGCAGGCACTTGTGATATTGTCGCTGGAATTCTACAGGAAGTAACGTAATGTCTTATATTGGTGTACAAGCAACAAATAGGTTAAGTCCATCCTTTGTCAAAGAGGATTTTACTGGAACTGGTTCTGCCACTCAATTCACTCTGACGAATGAAGTGCCTGGCGGTAACGAGGATAATGTTATGGTCGTGTTATCAAACATTGTTCAAGAACCAACTTCTGCATACACCATTATTGACGATAGTAATAACCTTCCTAAAATTTTAAAGTTTGATTCTGCACCTGCTCTTGGTGAAAAGATTTATGTAGTGCATCATGGTATCGGAACATATACTAGAAAACCTGCTCCTGGCTCAGTTGGTATCAACGAACTAGAAGCAAACATGAAGACATTTCCTACTGACACGTTCACAGGTAATGGTTCGACCGCCGCATATACATTAAGTGAAACACCAACTAGTGCATCTAGTGTTATGGTGTTCGTTGATGGTATTCTTCAGAAGTCATCAACAAACTATGGTATATCTGGTGCAACTTTAACCTTTACTGCAAATGTAGCAAATAACGCAGAGATTGAAGTGAAACATCTTGGATTCCGTGGAGTTCAAAGAAGAAGTACAGGTTATCAATTAGACACCTTTACAGGTAATGGGTCATCAACAGCATTCACTCTTTCTAATGCAGTGGCCGTTAATGACGCATTTGTATTTTACAATGGTATTTGTATGCAACCAACAACGGACTACGGAATTAGTGGTGTCACTTTGACATTTACTTTTACTCCACTAAATAGTTCAAACATAATGGTGAGGTATCAAGTCTAATGGCAACTAACGCAAAAAATCTCGCAGAACTTTTAAACACAGACACCACAGTCGCAGTCGGAGACATTGCAGACGGTTCAGTAACAACTGCAAAACTCGCTGATGGTGGAGTTACAACTGCAAAGATTGCTGATGATGCAGTATCTACTGCAAAACTTTATGCAGAAAATCTTGGTCGTAGAAATCTTGCTATCAACGGCGGTATGCAAGTGGCCCAGAGAGCAACTTCGGTTTCTAGTATATCTTCTGGTGGGTCATATCATACTTGTGATAGGTTGAGACTTGCAATAGATACTTCTGGAACATGGACACAAACTCAAGAAACATTAGCAGTTACAGACCCACCATTTGTGCAACATGGACACACTAAAGCATTAAAGATGGATTGCACAACTGCAAATGGTTCACTTAGTGCCGGTTCATATATACAATTGCAATACCGTATTGAGGGTCATGATTTACAAAGATTAAGAACTGGAACTTCAAGTCCGGCACCAGTAACTATATCTTTCTGGGTTAAAGCAACCAAAACTGGTACAAATATTGTAAATGTTTTCCAAGATGAAGGTGGAAAACAAGTTGCATTTTCTTACACTATTAATGCAAGTAATACATGGGAACATAAGAGTATTACTATTCCTGGCAACACTCATGATGCAATCAACAATGATAATACAAGAGGAAGGCAATTTACATGGTACTTGTCTGCTGGTTCAAACAGAACTAGTGGTTCATTGCAAAGTACATGGCAAAACTATGCAACTGGCGATGAAGCAGTTGGTCAAGTAAATCATGCAGATAATACTGCAAACAATTTTCATATTACTGGTGTCCAAATTGAACAAGGCAGTTCGGCAACAGATTTCGAGCACCGCTCATTTGGGGAAGAACTATTGCTTTGTCAACGCTATTATGAACATACCTATCCATACGGAACTGCAGCTGGCAGTGCAAATGGTGGAATAGGTGCTGACCACCGATATGTTGGCAGAAGCACAGGAAATAACTATGGATATTTTACTGGACATTATAGGGTAGAAAAACGGGCTGCGGCTACTGTTACAGTTTACTCGTATGTTGGAACAGCAAATCAAATTGCACACGGCGATACAGGCAGTGATTCTGGTGCTGTTGGAGTTATTCAAAACGGTACAACTTCTTTCTTGCCTAGAAACACATCTGGTAGTGGGGTATCGGAAAGAGCATTATTGTATCACTTCAGAGCAGATGCAGAACTCTAGGAGAGTATTATGGTAATTGAAAACGCAAAATATGAACAACATCTTGGTGAAAACTGTGGTATTGAGGTTACAATAGATGGAGAAGTTTGTCATGTACCGATTGACCAAGGCAATAGACATTATATCGAAATCATGCGGCAAGTTGAAGCAGGCGAATTAACAATTGCAGACGCAGAATAAATAACATTATAGGAAAAAGAAATGTCAGAATCATATATTGGATTAGACCCATCATACGGTGCATTTGAAAAACAGTTAATTACTGGTGACGGCACTAACTCAACTTTTGACCTTGACTACCCTGTTGGTCAGGCTGGTCAGTTGTTGGTGTCTCTTGATGGTATTGTTCAAGAACCAGAATATGCATTCTCGATTCAAATGGCATCTGGTAGTCCAAAGATTAACTTCGCAGACGTACCATCAAACGGTGCAAGAATTTTTATTGTATATATGGGTAGACAATTATTATCTGCCGCACTTGCACAGGCGTCACCACACATTGATGAATTTAATGGTAATAACATTTTAACGCAATTTACATTGACACAGACACCTGCCGCAGCGAACGCTGCAAACTTCATGGTGTTTGTCGATAATGTTTATCAGAGGTATGGTTCAAGTTATGCATACACGGTTAATGGTAGTACTTTGACATTTACTTCTGCTCCACCCACTGGAACAAATAACATTCAAGTAATACAGTTATCACAACAGAACACACTAAATACTGTTGCAGATGGAGCAATTACTCTCACAAAGATGAGTTTTGACCCAGCAGATGATGCAACTGCATTAGCAATCGCTTTAGGATAGAAATATGGCAAACACATTTAAAAACGCTTCAGTCGCAAATGTCGCTAACGGTTCGTATTCTACATTGTACACAACACCGGCCACAACTACTACAGTTGTGTTAGGTTTATCTCTTGCAAACAAAACAACGAATGCAGTGACAGTACAGTGTCAGTTTACAGACAGTTCAGACTCAAATGCAACCAGACAACTTTTGGAAAATGTCTCCATCCCAGCAAACACCACACTTGAGGTATTCGCTGGTCAGAAATATATTTTAGAGGCAGGAGACATCCTCAAAGTTAAAGCTGGAACAGGGTCAGCACTTGACGCCGTTCTGGGTGTAATGCAAATCACATAGGAGATAATTGATGCCCTTTATAGGTAAATCACCAACCGCTGGTTTCGCATCAATCGTCAAAGATGATTTAACACCAAACGGTTCTACAACAGCATTTACGTTATCAAAACAAGTTGCAAACGCAAATGATATTGCGGTGTTCTTGGGTAACGTAAGACAAGAGCCGACTGATGCCTATACGGTTTCTGGTACAACACTTACTATGTCAGAAGCGCCCGCAAGTGGATTGAACTTCTATGTTCTTCATATTGCTGGAACTCTAGAGAGTTCGGTCATTCCTGCCGATAATACTATCTCTACTGCAAAGATTCAGAGTAATGCAGTAACAACTGCAAAAATTGCTGATAATAATGTTACATCTGCTAAGTTACCATCTACACTTGATTTGTCTTCTAAAACTTTAACAATTCCAAATGTATCTGTTAAACCAATGTTTCTTCATGCAACATTGACTTCTTTACAAACTTTAACTAACGATACCTTGACAAAAGTTGCACTTAATAATCAAGCTCACGCAAATGGTATGACATGGGATACATCAAATAATAGACATACATTTACTGCTACTACTGCTGGTACATATCATGTGTCATTTTCTATTGCAGCTTTTAGTAGTACTAATACATTATCAGAAATAGTAACACAAATTAGAAAAAATAATAGTAACATTAATTATAATTTACATCTTGCTAGTGGTAGTGGTGGTGGAACTGTGCCTGGTGCCCTGAGACACTTCTCTGGCTCTGGTGAGATTGTTCACACTTTTGCAAGTGGTGATTATATAGACTTCTGGGCACAAATCCAAGTAAACTCTGGTAATGCAGATGTTCATGAAAATCAATACGGAACATGGCTAATAATGAATAGGATTAATGACTGATGATGACTGAACAAGAATATATATCTGCTGCTATTGGTAAACTTGTTACTGGTGGGTTTATGCTCTCTGGTACTCCAACTAATGCAACTGAATTTAAGGAGATGTATACTAAGGCGCAAGGGGATGGAACTCATGCACAAGATACATCTATTACTTGGACACAAGTAAAGTCAAAAGTAACTGAAGTTAAAGAGGAATATAATTTATTATTCCTTCGTCAAAAAAGAGATTTGTTATTACAACAATCAGATTGGACACAGAATAGAGATGTTACTCTTTCAAATGATGCAGATTGGAAAACATACAGACAAGCACTTAGAGATATCACAAAAACATACAAAACACTTGATGATGTAACATGGCCTACGAAACCAGAATAAATATAGAGAAATAGGAAACGCAGATGCCTTTAAGTAAAATACAAGCAATTAACGGACAAGTTACACCAAATCTTGGTCGTAGGAATCTTGTCGTAAATGGTGCCGCAGAGGTGTATCAACGAGGAGCATCAGCAACCGCTCATAATTCATACTCAGTAGACCGTTGGCAACTTAAAAACACTTCTGGTGCAACTTGCACACACCAACAAGTCACGGATTCTCCTGCTCCATTCAAAAACTCAGTAAGGTATTCTGCTGGTGGAACAAGTTGTACTGCCGCTCAAGTAGCAGGCATTGCTCAAAGAATGGAAGGTACATATACACTTCCATTGGGTTGGGGTACATCTGCCGCTAAACCTTGCACATTATCCTTTTGGGTGAAGTCAAGTGTTACTGGAACTTATGCAGTTTCAACTAGAAATAACGATACAGACAGTTCTTTTGTAAACACTTATACTATAAACAGTGCCAACACTTGGGAACACAAGACGGTTACTTTTTCTGCTCAGACAGCAGGTACTTGGTTAAATACTACTGGAATAGGTGTTAGGTTGTGGTGGGATTTGGGTAGTGGAGATAACTTCAATGCAGACGCAACAGGACAATGGCGGTCAAGCGCAAACTACCTTACAGTGTCAAATCAAGCAGATGTTGTCGGAACATCTGGTGCATTATGGTATCTCACAGGAGTTCAGTTGGAGGTTGGCAATACATCAACAGATTTTGAGCACCATTCATATGGAGAAGAACTTTCGCTTTGTCAGAGGTATTTTCAAGGACAAGGCACTACTGCTGCCACTATGGATGCGTCTGGAGCCACTAAACAAACTCAGATGTTGATGAGTTCTAGTTTAAGTTTTACTAGCGGTGCAACTCACCGACTACAATTAAATATGCAAAAACCCATGAGGGCGGCGCCAACGGTTTATATTTCCGACAACAATGGAACACTGGGCAAGGCTTATTGGTCTGCAACAAATACAACTGCGGCAACGTATTTTGCTTCGAATTATTCTGTGTCACTTTTGTTGACAGCAGTAACTTCATCATCCACAACAGATATGTGGGTGAATTATAGTTTAGAGGCGGAGTTATAAAATGAACTATATGACAATTTCAAACGCACAATATCATCAAAATGAAAATGGCGATAATGTATCTATAACTGCCACCATTGATGGGAAGTTGTTATTCGTACCCCTTGACCCAGCCAATAGTCATTACACAGAAATTCTAAAACAAGTGGCAGATGGTACATTGACTATTGCAGATGCAGACTAAATATATGAAAAGGAAAATTAGATAATGCCATTCATAGGACAAGAACCAATCACAGGTGCATATCATGTACTTGATGCGATTACGGCCTCTGCCACTGCAACCTATAACTTGCAGTTGAACAGTGGTGCGTTTTCACCTGCTACTGCAAATCAATTATTGGTTTCACTCAATGGTGTTATTCAGAAGCCTGGTTCTTCATTTACAATTTCTGGTTCACAGATTACATTCTCAAGTGCATTAACCTCGTCAGATTCAATCGACTTTATCATTGCATTGGGTGACGTTCTTAATGTCGGCACACCAACTGACGGAACGGTGAGTACTGCAAAGATTATCACAGGTGCAGTAACAGATGCAAAGATTGCTGATATGGCGGCAACAAAACTTACTGGAACAGTTTCAAATGCGAGATTTCCAGTTGGTTGTGTAGTTCAAACTTTGCAATCAAGATTTAATCCATCTCATGAATCAACATCTAGTACTTCTTATCAGGCATCTGCAATGCATATGACTATTGAAAAACACTTCGCAACTAGTAAAGTTCTTGTGACTATGGCTCAAGGACACCAATATGTTAATGCCTACGCAAATGGAACTTTATCAACAATTTGTCAAGAAGGTAGTTCATCTACTTTAACTGCATCAACATCATATAATTCATCTAATGACCCAACTACTGCTGTTAATTTTGGTATGCAACAAGTATACAATAGTACTACTCTGAATACAGCTCCACACAGTAAAAATTATTTGTTTGATTCCACTGGAAGTAAGTTTGAAGCATTTAGAAATTTCTATAGGGCAAGAATTGCTGGTAGACTTGCCCAATTCCATGAGTCTGGACACCAACTTACAATGACTTTGATGGAGATTAAACAATGATGAAACCAACAAAAATGGATGCTGTTTTACTACTTAGACCAAATGCAATTTGTACACTAAGTGATGATAAAATTATATGGCAAGATGAAAATCAAAAGACTCCGACAGATGAAGAAATTCAAAAAAAGTATGATGAGTTAATTGCAGATTTTCCTCTTAATGAACTTCGTGAAGAAAGAGATTTGTTATTACAACAAACAGATTGGGTTGTAATCAAAGAAAGAGAAGAGGGTGGTTCGGTTTCAAACTTTGCAGATTGGAAAACTTATAGACAATCACTTCGTGATATCACAAAGACATACAAAACACTTGATGATGTTACTTGGCCGGAGAAACCATAATGAGTTTAATTAAAGTAAAAGTAAGAGGCCAAGAAAGTGTTGGTCGTAGAAATATTATTATCAACGGCGCCATGCAACTAGCACAGAG